GCCGGGGCCGTGAAGCTAAGCCCCTGCCCCGCTGCGGGCGTGGTGGGCGTAACGATAATGCCCTGCTGCTGCGTAGCGCTCGCAGTGGGCGTACCGTCCGACCATGTAATAAACGGACCGACCCCGGAGAAGTTATCCTTAGTAAGCGTGCCCGTGCCCACCGTGCTAGGTAGGCCGAATGTAGACCCGCCCCCGGACTTACGGTTAGGGGCCGTCCACGAGCCGGGAAACTGTATCCAGTCGGTTTGTACGGGCGACGAGAGGTTGAATGTCTCTGTGCCCGCTAGTACGGTATTGGAGCCTGACAGGACACCCATATTACGCCCCCCGTTAGATTAGTTGCCGTTCGTGTACGTGTAGCCGGTAACGCTCACGGTCTGTCCGGTAGCGATGCTTGTATTGTTGATATTCAGGTCTGCACCCGAGATACCTACAGTCCCGTCGATATGGGCCGTACCGCCCGAGGTGCGGAGGCGATACCACGTAGCCGTAGTCCCACCCGCTGCGCCTGCCGTGCCCGTACCATTCGAGATAGCGTTAAGCGTGAGGATGCCGTTAGCCGGAGCGGGGGCAAGCGTTGCGCTACACGGGAGCGTGGCAAGGAGAACCTGCGAGGTAATCGCCGTATCGGGGTTAGCGGGCTGCGTGCCGCTGTACAGATCGAACGCCGCGCTAGCGCCCAGCGTGGTAGTAATCGCGTTTTGCTGCGCGTTCTTTAATGCTGCGGAGTACTTAAGATTAGATGCCATAGAGGGTCCTGGTTTGCGGGCTTGTTAGGTCTTAATGCAATATGCGAGAGCGACGTTTACCGGGCGGTTTTCGCCTGTTACGCTCATGGGAATATCGGTGTAGGCCGTGCGTACGTTACCGCCCTGCCCGACAGCGGCATGTGTGATTCTGTCATAGGCCGCGCCTGTATTAACCTCACTACCGAATGCGGGTTGTCCGTTCGCGTCGTTCCACTCGTACAGGTATGCTGCATCGTGGCCGTAAGGGAGCCTGTGCTTGTGTGAGGGCGTGTTAGCTGCTTGGCTGGAGCCGATTGAGCGGCCCGCGTCTACGCCCTTGGAGTCGTCCCACGCACGCGGGAATGAGCCGCGCATATCCGGGAGATTAAAGGTAGTAGAACCATCGCCCGTCCCGTAGACCGTGCTAACGGCTGCGAACAAATCCGGGTACGCGGTACGGCTAACCGCTGCGCCGTTACACTTAAGCCAGCCTGCCGGGGGCGTCGCCATTGCGAAGGCCGCTACCATACCGGGGGGCGCTGCCGCTGTTACCGTGGGAGAACTAATGCTAGCCGCCGTGAGGGTCCCTACTACTGTCTCATTGTCCGCGTTAGACCGCCCGCGAAGGAGGACGCTCCACGCGTGGATTCCGTCCGTATCCAACGAGACGGACTCCCCCGGGTTGAGCTTAGATAACGCTACAGTGTCTCCGGAGCCTGCGGTAATCGCCAGAGTAACTACTGTAGTGCCTACGTTACGCAGGAGCAGGACGTTATCCGCAGCGCACGTAGCAGCGGACGGGAGGTTAATCGTCCCCGACGTAGCGAGGTTGATATTTACCCGCTTGCCTACGTGCGCGACCGTGAGAGCCTGCGCCGTGGTGATGGTACTAGCATTAGAGACTAGCGCGGCCTGCGCTTGGAGGACTGCGGTATTACTATTCGCCTTGGTAAAGCCCGTGCGTACGCTGTCGCCTTGGCTACCGTCCGAGGCCGCGCCAAAGGCTACGGTTTGCAATGCTGCCATTAAGAGAAGACCTCAGTAAAGGTTACGGTTAGCGTGTACGAGTCCCCGCCGTGCGGCTGGATCGTGTACGGGCCTGCCCGGAATAGGCTTTGTGTGCCCAAGGGCGGAGTCCAATAGAAGGACACGTAACCCTGTGTTGCGTCGAAGAAGGCCTTAATTGCCGCAATTTTTGCGGAGCTTCCGGAGAAGGTGAGGGGCCACGAGTCCACGGCGTTATTAATACCGTTCGCCACGGACTGGCTGTAGCCGTCCCCGAACTGGGCCGTACGCACGGAGTACGTAGTAGTCCCGACTACATCTAGGGAAGGCTGATATGGAAAAGTAGCTGGCATACAGCCTTACTCCTGTGTAGGTTACATTTGCCCGTGCTTCAGTTTGTACCCGTAGCCGCCTTGCCCGTTCATACGCTGGGCGAGACGCTTATCTATGAGGTTCTGAAATAACGGGGCGAGGGCGATAAGGTCCTCCTGCGACAGGCCGTTAGAGCCGCCCGCCTGGAGATTCATTTGGAGGTTAGTTACCGAGCCGCCCGAGGTGCTGGCCGGGACAGAGCCGACAGCCCCGCCCGTGGCGAAATGCGACATATGCCCGTTGTTAATGGCCTCCAGCAGGCTACGGTACTTGCCCGCCTGCGCCGCCTTGACCACGTACTCCCCATTAGAGAGCATGGCCGGGATGCTATCGCTAGTGCCCGTGCCCGCCCCGGAGATGTGCCCGCCGTCCGCGTAATGTCCGACTTCCCCGCCTTCGCTGAAGAAGCCCATAGACGTACCGAGGCTCTTAAAAATCTGCACCTCTGCCGCATGTAGCGCAATCTTTGCGAGGTCCGCGAGGATGCTAGAGGCGAGGGACGAGAAGTTAAGTTTGCCCGTGGTAACGAACGTCTCCAGAGCGGAGGACATATCCTTAAACGAGGTATCGAAGGCCGTAGCCGCGAGTTCCGCGTTAGTCTGGGACTGGGCCGCGTAGCCCTTGAAGACCTGCGCGAACTGCTCGCTGTAGCTCTCTCGAATCTGCTTCTGCTGCTGGAGGTTAGCTTCCAGCATAGATAGCTGGTCGTCGTAACCCTTCTGTGCAATCGCCCGCTTCTCCGTCCAGCCTTCGAAGTCCGTCTTGCCGGAGTTAAATTCCTCGTCCAGCGCGCGGCCCGCAATTAGAAAACTCTCGTGGAGCTTCTGGCGGGCATCGTATTCCGCCTTGTCACGGGGAAGCATGTTCCGCGTATCGTAGGCTTCCCGATACTGGGCCTGCGCCTTCTGCGTGGCTTCGTTCTGCTGCTTCGCGTACTTCGCCACACCGTCCGCGCGCTGCTTCGCGTGCTTTTCGAGCGAGGACGTTAAATCATCGTCCACCTTCTTACGCTGCTCTACGAGCTTCAGGTACTCCGCGTGCGCCGTCTCGTAGGCGGACTGCTCCTTCTTGCCCTTGGCTACTGCTGCCCGCTTCTCCGCGTTCGCAATCTCCGCGTCTAGGAGCTTCGCCTGTATATCGTGCAGGCCCCGGAAGTAATCCTCCGCGTCAATCAGGCCCGCGTCCCGCTGCCCCTTGAGGACAGCCTCCGAGCGCTTGGCTTCCGCCTCCAGAAGGGTATTCTGCCCCCGGAGGTCCGCCATACGGGCGTTAATCGCACCCTCTCCGGGAGCCTTGCCGCGCGTCTTCTTCGCGTACTCCGTCTCGATTGTCTGGACGTTCGCGTAATGGCGCTTGAGTGCGGCTTGATAGTCCGCAGAGTTCTTATCTAGGTCCTTCGTAGCCTTGCCGAAGGCTTGCTTCTCTGCCTCTAGCTCTAGACCCTTTTTGTCGCCCGGACTGGCGTACTTCGTGGAGCCGAGGTAGCTATTAACGGCTACCTTCGCGTCCCCGCTCTTTGCGGCCGCTTCCTTCGCCTTCTGGGACTTGAATTCTACGGCCTGCTGGTCCCGGAGCACGGCTAGCTTCTGCTGCTCTACCGCAAGCTGGGCTTCCGCAGCGCGGGCGGCTGCAAGGTTCCCCATGCGGCGCTGGTCCGCAATACTCCGCTGCGTAGCCTCTACTCGGGCTAGCTGCTCTCCTACCTGCTGCGTGATACCGGCAGGTACGCCGATATTCATAATCGCATTCTTGTACATCCCCACTACTTCTAGGATGTCTCTCCAGCCCTGCGCGATAAAGTTAGTAGCCTGCTTGCCGCTTGCTTCCGCTACCTTGTGCGCGCCTTCGAGGTCCCGCAGAATGGCGTTATACGCGGAGGTAGTATCCCCGGCCTTGACGAAGTTATCAATCTCCTCAATCTGGGCCGCGCTAAATGTGTGGTGGGCGCGCTGGTACTCCGTAACCCACTTCATTACGTCGTCTTGAATCTTTGCCAGAGACTCCGCAGCCTTGTCCGTCCCAATGCCAATATCGGACGCCATAGCTAGCGCTGCCTGCGTGGCTAGGGCTAGCTGGTCTCCCGTAAAGGCTCCCGTAGCCGCTACCTGCGCCATAGCCTCGCGCACCTGAGACAGGCTCTCATGTGCCGTCTGGAGGCCGTTAGACATAGCAATCATCTGCTCCGCCGACAGGCCCAAGAAGCCGCCCGTGGAGGTGATAGCCTTATTGAACTCCTCTACCTGCTTTGCGCCCTCGTGTATCTTCGAGAAGAACAAGAAGGCAGCACCGCCCGCGACGCCCAGCGCGATACCCAAGGGAGAGAGGAGGTAACGCATAGCGTCCACCTGCTCCCCGAGGACCATCATAGAGCCGCCGAATTTACTCCAGCTACCTTGCGAGGCCTCGTGGGCCAGGACGATAAGCTCCCGCCGCGAGGCTGCGGACTTCAGGCCGAACTCGTGTACGTGCTCGCTGGCCTGTGCAATCTCCGCGCCCATGCTGGAGAAGGTATCCCGCACGCCCTTGTTAGCGGCCTGCTGGTTCAGAATCTCTACGCGGGACTTGCCCGCCGTCTCTGCTAGCTTCTGGTACTGCTGCGCGAGCTTGTTAGCCTCGCGTGCTGTGATAGGGAAGCCGTTATTAGCGGCCTCCTGCATTGCTGCTGTAACGAGCCGCTGCCGCTCGCGCATGGCGTCCATAGACGCGGTAGCCTGCGTGGCTGCGGACTTGAGCTTATTAACCCCGGCCTCCGCCCCGGAGGCGTCTACCGAGACTTTAATCGTAGTGTTGTTATTGCTGGTAGACATATTACCCCTTGGCTTTAAGTGCCTTCGTTATCTCTGCTTGTCCTGCCTCTGCTGCGCGTTCTTTCGCAGCCTCAAAGGAGGGCCGCACGAACGGCCTAGCCGCCATCTTTGAAGTACCGTTCTCCAGCCAGCCCGCGAGGGCACGGCGGGAAACCTTCCGCTGCCGCTTGCCCTTGGGCCGCGTGTCGCCTACGAAGACCATCTCGTAGGACGCAATCTTCCCGGTAACGCTATCCTCCGGGAGGTACACCACGGTAAGGCCCTTCGAGAGGTCCCACGTATCGCGCGGGACGTACCGGAAGACCTCGTTTTTAAACACCGTAGCGGTAGCAGCAGCCGCCTTCCGGAGGGTAGATTCCGCGAGGGAGTCCTCCAGATTGGAGATAGCGTTAGCCAGCGCGTCCGGGTTCTGAATCTCGAATGTCTTAGCCATTGCGCCCCTTGATAACTACCGTCTTGGTTCCGTTCTGCTTGAGTTCCGCGAGGTTGATACCGAAGACGGAAGCAGCCACGGCCTCCGGAGAGGGCGGAGGGCCTTCCGGCTCTGGGGGTTTGGCCCAAGGCACGAAGTCCAGCGGAGAGAAGGGTTTAGCGTCCTTGCTTAAATTGGCGTTCGCTACCACGCTGGCTATCGTGCCCGCCCGGATGTCCGCGAAGCGTTCCCCGAAGGGTTCGATGCCGTAGTAGGCTACCCACTCCGTAAATTCCGCGCTGTCTACTTCCTGCTGGCAGCGCCTAACGCTCATGCCTAACTCTTTAGCCAGCCGGAACCACATAACACGGTCCGGGCTGGCCCTTAGTTTTTTACGGCTGCTGCCTCTGCGTCCGCACCCAGCTTATTAACCGCCATAGCTGCGCCCGCGAGTTCCGTAAGGAGCGTCGCGTTACTGTCTCGTAGAGTCTCGATGTCCTCCGGGGAGAACATAGGGAGGTGATCTTCTTCTACAACGGAGGCCGCTACAAGGCTAGCTTCGTAGTGGCTCGTATCAGCGTTCGCCACGGCATTCGAGTACAGGGCATCCCGTGCGCGTCCCGTGAGGACCTTGAAGCGCAGCTTTGTGCCGAGAGCCTTAATTTCTACTTCCTTAATCTCCGGAGCTAGGGCCGCGAGAAGTTCAAACTTATTCATATCGTCCTATTGGCAGCTTTCGCAGCCTTCTTCAAAGCTGCACATTTTGGGCGGGGCGTCCTCGCGGGCTGCTGCGAGGAGACCACGGATAACGGGTACGGCGTTACGCTGGACTTCTTCCATCGCTTCCCGTACCAGACGCTCGATAAAGTCCATTAGCTACCGACAGTAACGGTAATGTCACCCGTAATCGTCAGGCTAACCGAACCCGTGTACACGCCGTCCACCTTCGCGGAGATAGGGAACGTGGCAACGAATGCGCTAAAGGCAATCGTGGTAGCGTCCGAGAGCGTAACCTTGAAGCTCTTTTGTGTGCCCGCCTTCTTCGCTGCGAGGAGTGCCGAATGGCTAGCGTCCTTCAGGTTGATATTGAGGGCGAGGGTAACGTTACCCCAGTCCTGCAAGCCCAGGCGACGCTCTTTAGCCGTCGAGCTAAGGTCCGTGGTATCAATCTCCGAGGCCTTACCATCGAAGCCGCTAATGTCCGAGACATTAGTAATAGGCACCCACGTAGGCGTGCCCGTGCCGGTATCAATGGCGATGATAGTACCTTGTGCCGTTTGTGCGGTAGAACTCATTTGTAATCCTTAATATGTAATCGAAAAATCTAGGGATGAGCCGTACAAAAGCGTGTCGGACTCGAAGGTACTAACCGGCCCGCCGATAGGCACGGCCTTTACTACGGGGTTAGCAAGCGCTTGGAAGGCCTGCTCCATAATCTCCGCAGCCTGTAGCCGGGATTTAGCCCATACGGATACCTGCACCCGCGCGTTACGCGTTACAGGGGTAGCCGCGTCCACCGTGGCGAACGATTGGCCTCCCACGGCTTGGTATGTGATCCAAGGGGCGGGAGTGCTGCCGGGGGCTACATCGGGGAAGACTTGTACGGGGGCGAGGGAGGCGAGGGCGCCGTAGACAATGGCTTCAACCGTCATTAGCGTTTTGTGTGCATACCAAGTCCGTATACTCGCGGGACTTGACGTTAGGGAGGACGGACGCGATGTTAAACACGATGCCTTGGGCTACCGCCCGGTCTGCGTGCGTTACATCCGTCCGGTATCGAATGCGGATACTGGCCTGTCCCGTGTCTACGGAGGTGCTGCCGGAGACCGTCTCACGGCCCGAAAGCTGCCGCACGTCTCCCCAGACCTTCGCGTATTCCGTCCACGAGTCCACAGGCTGGCCCAAGGCGTCCTTCCCGGAGGTGCGCCGCTGGAGCGACACCTGCACGTCCAGCGTGCCCGCCTGGAGGCTCTGGGAGAGCCTGCGGGGGTTTGTCTTGCTCATGCTAGGGCCGGGTCCCGAAACGGGCGGAGGATCGAATGGACAGCTACGCCCAGCGGGTCCTCCATGCCTTCCCGGTCCTGATAGAGCGCGGAGAGCACGAGGAGGACGGCAGTACGGACGGCAGCGGGCACAGTGTCCACCGTGTACGCGGGAGCAGTCGTCCCGCCGATGTAGCCGATTACCACAGCGCTAGCCGCCGTAACCATCTCCCCAAGCTCCGCGTCCGACTCCGTATCATCGATACGAAGCTGCGCCTTGGCTTGGGCCAGCGTGATAAGGTCATTCATTCGGAACGGCCTCCTTCGGCTGGGGCTTCTCTGCGGGTGCGTCCGTCTGCGTCGCGTCTGCGGGCTTCGGGGCAGTGTCGCTAGGTGCGGGCTGGGTATCTCGCCGCGCGAGGGCGGAGAGGGCGTAGTTCTGCTGCTGGAGGTACGGCGTATCCCCGCCTTCCACAGGAGGCAGGCCGATAGTTGCGCGGGCCTCGTTGATTTTCATAACGCCCGAGCCGACCGCCTGGGCGTTAGCCGTGTGCCGTGCCGTCTCGTCCATGCGCATAAGGCCGGTAGTATCGAACTCGAAGCCCGCACCGTCCGGAACGTCTAGGGCGTCGTCCAGCAGGTTCTCGATAGCTTCGATGTAGCCCTGCAAGCAGTCCGAGTAGTACATAGCCTCGTAGATAGCCGAGCTATTAGCCGTGCGGCTCCCTGTGTCCGCCCCGATTTTATGGAGAGGGACGTGGAAGCAGCGGGCTACGTCTTCGGTAGACCATTTAAGCTGCTCGATAAGCTGGGCGTCTGCCCCGCTCATAGTCATAGGCTGGTACGTGAGGCCGTCCCCGCCGACAAGCGTCTTGCCCGCGTTCGCCCCGCTGTAGTTCGCCTCTACTTGCTGCTTGAGGCGCGCTGCTGTCTCATTGCTGATAGCCCCCGGAGCCGTGAGGAAGCCGGACGGACGGGAGGCGTTAGCGAAGAAGGCCGCGCTATTCGTGGTGATACCTTGGGCCAGCAGAGCCGCAGCCGCACAGGCCGTAATGGGCGACATACCTACGAGCGGATGCCACGAGGTGATACCCCTATCGTGGATAATGTCCCGAGCCGGAATAACCACGGCCTCCATTTGCGTAACTTGCAGAGGGGATACTGTCACCTGATAGAAGATAGAGCCGTCCGGAGCTACGAGCGGGACTACATACTTGGGGTTCAGAATCTCCATTGAGAGGACTGCGCCCTTGTTATTCCGATTCAGCAGGACGTACGTATTACCCCAGGCAAGTTTAGAGCTAACCCACGCCTTGAAGAACTGGTCCCGCGTCTGGTAATGATTGGGCTTGCGGAGGACGCCCGTATAGCGGGGCGCGCTGGACTCAAGCCACACGCCGTCCTTCAGGGCCACGTACTTTACGCGGAGCTTCGCCACGTCCGAGGAGATAAGGTCCGTGCAGGCGAAGACGGCGGAGCTTGCAAGCATCCCGTCCCGCGTGGTGAGGCTCTGGTTCTGCTGCCACGCACCCGTGTAAGGCTCTTTGATGTAGCCTGCTGCTCCCGGTGCTCCGATAGCCGAGGCCCCGACCGATGCAGCGGGCCGCTTGGCCTTCGTTACTTCAAAGCCAAAGAGCTTCATTTAGTCTCCTGCCGAGGACGCCCCGGTTTGTTTATGTGCTTTACCCACCCGAGCGCGAGGAGTGCGCGTGCGTCCGTGGGGCTAAATTCCCTGCGTTCGCCCTCTTTAAGGGGCGGGTATAACGCAATATCCCGCAGGGCTTGTACCGCTACTTTCTGAGGCATAAGCCCTCCGAGCTATTCGTTAAACTGAAGCGAGAGACCAAGCTCCAGCAGCTTTCACGTAACGCTTACCGTCCTTGGCATCGAGAGCAACACTCCCATTAACGCCCGTGCCCGCAGCAGGAGCGCTGCCCGAGTACTGGAGGATAAGCAGACCCGCCTTAATGGCGAGGTAAATCTGTAAAATATCGCGTGGCTTCATAGGAATCCTAAGCTATGCCCCGCCGCGAAGCGGGGCGTTAGTATCACGAGCCGTAGGCTGCGCCCGAGATAGAAGCGACCGCGAGGTTACGACGCTTCGCCCAGTTGATGAACTGGCCGATACGGATAGCAACGAGGTTATTTTGGAACATGCTCGTAGGCTGGGCCGTGAGTGCGCCGCCCGTGCCCGGTGCGCTGTCCATAACGATGCTGGCTTCCGTGCTGATGTCGATTTGCGGGCCTGCGTCTTCCGACAAGAAGATTTCGTCCTGGATAAACAGGTAGATGCCCGTACCCGGAACGTTATTAGACGTGATAACGCGGAGACCCAGAAGGTAGCCGCCTTCCGTGCCGTTCATCGTCGGGAATGCCGGAGCACCCAGCGGGGTAAGCATCGAAGCGATAGCCAGCGAGCGGGCCGGGGACATAACCAGCACAGCGGACGACAGGTTATAGTTAGCCGCGATAACCGGAGCGATAAGGGCCTGAATGTCCTTACGGAGCGATTCGTAGTCCGTGCCCGTAGCCGCGACCGGGGTAACGCCGTTGAGCATACCTGCGGGCGAGATGTTGGCGACAGCAGCAGCCGAGCCGAGGAACGATGTATCGATACCTTGCGCGGTAGCCTTCACGAGGTCCGACTGGACGAGGGCTTCGGCAGCGGGGTTCGAGAAGCGGATGATTTCTTGCGAGAGGACCGACAGAGCGTAGACCTTGCTCCACGTCAGGAACACGGCGTTAAACGCAGCCGAAGTAACCGGGGCCGGTGCAGCTTCGCCCACCCAGCCTACCGAAGTACCGCCCGTTTGGCCCGCGATACGGACGTTAAACGGAACCTTCTTCAGCGAGAGACGCCCGAGGACCGTTTGCGGGTACAGGAGTTCGATAAAATCGCCGCCGTACTGCTCCGGGTACACCAAGTTACCGGCCCACGCTGCTACCTGCGTCGAGCCTGCCGAAACTGCGGCCTTGATAATGCCGTTCGTAACCGCGTCGTCCTTGTAATGCACGTCTGCGAGGTCCTTAGCGACCGACAGATTACCCTGGGCCTTCGCCAGAATCATTGCGGTACGCGTGAAAGCCGAACCCTTCGGGGCGTTGCTCTTAACTTCGATAGCTGCGGCGTTCTGGACGGGGACGCCCTTAGCGACTGCCACGGCCTGCGCTGCAATCGAACGCTCCACGGTTTCCAGACGGCCCAATTCTGCCGCGCCCGCGTCGAGTTCTGCGCCGAAGGTGTTGTATTGCTTAACTTCGTCGTCCGAGAGGCTACGGTCTTCCGTAACCGACTTCGAAACGAGTTCGTTACGCGCTGCTTCGGCTTGTGCGAGGCGTGCGCGGAGTGCTTTGATTTTTTCTGCGATAGACATATTGTAGTCCTTAGTGATAACGGCGAAACGAAAGGTCAATAGCGACCGTACGGGGGGTTTTTACAACAGGTGCGACCGTGGCCGCTTGTTCGCCTTGGGTTTCGCCCTGCGGCGCTGCTTCTCCGGGGTTTTCGCCCGGTACTTCGACTGCTACCGCAGTCTCAGACTTTGCTAGGCTTTTGAAGGCCGTAATTACTGCTTCCGGGTTGCACGGGATAGCCACGAGGGATAACTCGTGGACGGACGCCTTGGTAAAGCGCACGCCTTTCCCTTCCCCGAGGAGTTCGTACTCGTCCGGGATGAATCCGATAGAGACGCCCTTGATAAGGCCGCTCTTTACGCTGTGCCACGCCTCGTCCGTTCGATCCTTCACTACTCCCGGCTCCGCTACCTTTGCGATAGTGGCTGTAAAGGGGAGACCCTTATCCGTGGGCGTGCCGAATTGGACACTGCCTACGGGCTGGGAATGATCGTGATTCAGGAGGAGCGGGGCGTCTGCCGCGAAGTAAAGCCCGGTAGGCTCTACGATGTCCTTAACCCGGTCCAGAGCCGGGGTGCTGGCGATACCTTCAATCTTCCGCTCCTCCTCGTGGAGGGCCTTGATTGTGATAGCCGAGAAAGCTTTAGTTTGCATGGGGCCTTATAGGGCGAAGAATTGGAATTGTTTCTCCGGCTCTAGGTCTCCAGCCGCTAGGACCGTAGCTCCGAAAGCCATAGTGAGGGCTACAAGGCCGTCGATACGTCCGGTAGCCTTCTTCTTGTCTAGCTTCCGGTTCCCTGCGGGGTCCTTGGCTACCACGGCGTTAGCCGCGCACATCGTTAGGACGGGGTGCATACCGTGGGCAAGCTGCCCGTTGAGTAGCACCTCCTCCAGCAAGTCCATAGCCGGGGCGAAGTCCTTAAATCCCTGCCCGTGCGGGACGAGCGGGAGGAGTCCGCCTTCCTTCGCGGGCCGTTCCGTGTCTACGCCGATGTCGGAGAATTCCTTCTTCAGCAAGTCGATACGCCACCGGTCATACGCGATGGAATGCAAGTGCAGGCCGGAGCAGATTTTCGCTATCTCGAAGGCTACGTACTCGTAGTCCACCGTCTTACCGGGAGTAAGGCGGAGATGCCCCTCTCTGGCCCAGACATCGTACGGAGCACGGTCCGTCTTAGCCCGGTCGGAGAGGCCCGCCTCTGGGGTCCAGAAGTAGGAAGCTACCTGCCACACGCCCTTAACCCTGCCGATAAGCTGGAGCGAGGTAAGGTCAGTGCGCGAGGAGAGGTCCAGCCCGCCGAATACCTGCGTATCCTTATCGAATTCGACCGGAGCGAGGGCGCAGGACTTCCAGACATCCCGAGAGATGAACGGGGAGACCGTGCTTACGCGCTGGTTAAGGATCAGGTTCCGGAATGTGTTCTCCATCGTGGGCATCCGGACGGCTTTTTGGGCCTGATTCATTACGTCCGATTCAGAGCGGAAGATTCCGAGGGCCGGATTAGCCGCACGCCACGCCTCACGGTCCATAAGCTCCGCGTCCGGCTTTGCCGCGTAGAGATGGACTACGGTGTGGGGGTCATTCGCTGCGAGAGCATCATCGATCCAGATAGAGAACAAGTCCGCGTCTGAAGCGGCCTGCGTGCTCACTACCATAATCAACGGGTTATCGTGTGCGCCCTGGGCCGTTGTGATAGCGTCGATAAAGTCCGACTGCGGCCCCTGAATCTGTCCCGCCTCGTCAATAATTGCGAGGATAGGGGAGAGGCCGTGGGTAGTCTTCGCCTCTGCGGAGAGCGCCCTGTATTCGACATTGAGAGGAAGGCCGTACAGCCGCTTGCCCGAGGGTGCGATACGAACCAGCCCGGAAAGCTCCGGAGACAGATTAACCATCTTCGAGGCCAGGGCGTGGATAATTGCGGCCTGATCCTTAGACATAGCCCCGGAGACAATCTGGCTATTGAGCTTCGCCTCCGGGCCTACCAAGTGGGCGAGGAGGAGGGCTGCAATTACAGCGCTCTTACCGTTCTTTCGAGCGATGCTTAGGTAGCCGTTCTTGGTTCCGTGCGGGTTATCGTAGACATCGAGGATAAACTTACGCTGGAAGGCTTCGAACTTGAGAGGCAGGCCCACAAGTGCCCCTTCCGGGACCCGGCAGTACTTCTCGCAGAATGCAATTACCTTTTCGCCCCGTGTAAGTGGGCGTTTCGTCATACGGCCCGGAGACGCGGGATAAGCTCGTCCTCGTCGTCCTGCACTACGCCTCTAGCGGCCTGCTCCGCACCCAGCTTGTTACCAGCGTCGCGGGAGCGTCCCTGCGTAGCCTCTGCGTGGACGTGGAGGGCACGGCTAAGAGCGACTGCGCGCCGTGAGAGGGTTTCGATAAGGGCGTGCTTCGGATTAACTACCGGCGTACCCTTCTGGGACGTGGATACGTCTCCTTCTACCTCTAGGTCTACCTGGAGGCGGACAATATCGGATTGGCAGCGGGCCAGATTGGCAGCTAGCACTAGGTCCGAGTTAGTCCACGTCCCAGCAGCGCGAGCGAGTACGATAGCGTCCCAGAAGGGGAAGTCTGCGTCTCGTAGCGGGGTATGGGCGAGGGGCTGGATAGCTCCGAGGGATGCAGCTTGAGCGGACTTAACGGCAGTCGTAATGCTGTCGCTTCTAACTCGTGCCATTAGGTCTCCTATATATGGGCTACGCGTGCGGGCGTTTACACACGCGGGCGTGAGGATTTACGGATAGCGGCTGTGAATGACGTATGCCCCGCAGCAGCCGTAGCTCATTGGGGCGGTTCTCATAACCGCTATGCGTAAATCGATTTAACGGGCCTACAGGCCGATGGAATGGTTTGGACTACCGAAGACAGCACAAAGCCCCTTCTGGCCCGTTACGGGCGGTTCTGGAGCGAATGCGGGTTATTCCGAGAGGACGGGGCTTGTTCTGCCCGTTTATTTGGACTTAGCGTTATTTCAAGTGGGACCAGTCGGTTTCCCGGCCACGATAGCCCCAATTTACCCTATCCCCCCGGTCATTGAGGATTACTATGGTAACTTTGACAGGCCAAAGGTAGGAACAATGTACTTTCTACAACTAGCCAGGCCTAGTGTTGGTATATCACAACACTCTACCTACCTGC